CGTAGGGGTTGTCCGAAAGCAGAAACCCCGCCTTGCGGACGGCGGCGGGCGCGAACTCGGCCAGCTCCGCGCGGCCCCTGGGCGAGGCGGCCCGGAATCCCTGCCGCGCGGCGCCGAAGCCCGAAACAAAAGCCATCGTCAGGGCGGTCTCGCCGAACTCTTTGACGCCCGCGCCGAACGCCTCCGCCCAGCCGTCACCCCGGTCGAGGCCGACGCTCTTGGCGTGGCTCTCGATCACCGCCTGAGAAGCTTCCTCCAGCGTCTCGGCAAGCGTCTCCCTGCCGACGTGCGCGGCGAGCTTCAGAAAGACCTCGTCGTCGATCTTCGACGCCAGCCGGATGAACATGGTTTTTGCCGCGACATCCCCCGCATTGCGCCAGACCGGCAGCGCGGAGACCCGCTCGATACCCGCATACACGGCGCCGTACAAAAGCTTGCGCGCCTGCCACTCAGCGCCGCGTCCGTAGATATCGCCACCCTCAGCGGCAACCTCGTCGTCGAGCCGCTGCATGAAGTCCGCCATGACGGCGGCGAAGCCCGGCGCGCCCATGGAGGCGTAGGCCATGTAGGGGAGCGTCGAGACCGCGCCGATCAGCGAACGCACGGGATAGCTATGCTCCGCGCCGCTCGGGTTGACGCCCGCCGGATCATCGAGCGCCTCGCGCAGCAATTGCTCCGTCCGCGCGCGGCGGTTCATCTCGGCGTTGTCCACGAGCCCCGCGTCCTTGCCGAAGACCGCCTGATCGATCGATGTGGCGGCCATGTCGATCTGCCGCCCGACGTTCAAGGGAAGCTGGATAACGCCGTTCAGGAAGCCGATGCCCGCATCGCCGAGCGTGTTCAAGACCGTCCCCGCCTTGGGGTTCCGCGAAAGCCGCGCCAGCCGCGCGACCGCCCGCTGGTCATCCTCCGGCAGCCGCTGGAAGTCAGCGATATCCGCGCCGCGCAATTTGCCGTCGCGGAACACGCCGGCCGCGATCTCTTTCGCGCGCGGCGAGAGCGCGGGCTCGACGGAGAGCCACGCCGCCGCGAGGTTCTCGCGCATGAGCTTCTCGCGGTACTCCTCGACCAGCCCGGCGTCCTCGCGCTGACGCCGCCACGCCTTCATGGTCTCGCGGTCGGCGGCCGCACCCTCGCGCTCCGGCAGCGGGCGGAAATCGCCCGCGAACGACGCCGCGCGCGCATTGTGCCGCGCCGCCGCCTCGGCATCCCCGCGCAGCCGCGCGTTGGCGGCCAGCACGTCCTCGCCCGCCCCGCGCAGTTCGGGCGCGCCGTCGGCGAAGCCATACCCCTCGGGGAAGGCGCGCCCGGCCGCCTCGGCCGCGCGGTCCACGAAGCCCAGCGCCCCGCGGGCGATCTTCACGCGCCCGGCGTCGTCGGCGGCCTCGAACGCCTTGAGCTCGTCCGTGGCCACGTACTCCCAGATATCGGCGGCCTTCGCGAAGCCGCGCATGTAGTCGAGGTACTCCGCGCCGGTAGCGAAGGGCTTGCCCTTGTTCCAGATGCGCTCGTCGTCCACGCCGATCGCGGCCGAGACGCGCCGCGCGGCGGCGCGCTTCATCTCGTCCGGCGCGGCGTCGGGCGTGGCGAGGTCGAAGGGCACCATCTCGAGCGGGCCGCGCGGCGCCCCGCCGTACGCGTGCTCCGGCTGGACCGCAAGGACACCGGGGTCAATCGTCTGCATCGTCATCATCCTCCGCGAAAAGGCCGTCATCACCGTCATAGGCCGCCGCTCCCGCGCCGTAGCCGCGCACGGACGCGCGCAGGATCGCTTCCGCCTCGGCGGCGGCGCGCTCAGAGCGGCGGCGCGCCAGCGCGTCGTAGACCGCCTCGGCCTGCGCGTCGAGGTCGACGGAGAGCTGACGCGCCTTCAGGTCGGCCAGCAGCTTGAGCTTGTACCGCCGGGCGTCGAGCCGCTCGTCCGGCGTGGCCGGGTTGCCGTCGAGGTCGGCCATCAGCCCGTCCGCGTCGTCGGCCGCGACCAGCAAATCAATGAGCTTCGGCACGTCGCGCGCCAGCAGCTCGCGCTTGCGCGTGACCGTCCGCTCGCGCTCCACCAGCCGCCCGGTCTTGCGGCGCTCGACCGACGGGCCGCCGCCGAAGAGGATGCCGCCTACATAGCCCCTGTCGACCGTCTCGAACTCCGGCACCAGCTTTTTCTCGGTCTCCGCGACCGTGATCTCGGCGACGGCGCGGTCCGCGTCCTTGTCCGCCGCGAGCCGCGCGCCGCCGTCCGCCCAGACGGTCCCGACCGTCTCGCCCAGCGCGTCGGCGACCTCGGCGGCGGCGCGCTCGTAGCGCGCCTTCCTGCCGGACGCCTCGATCGTGTCGAGGCGTTTCTTCAGGGCGATGTAGTGGGGCAGGGCGATCTTGTCCGCTTTAAGCTGGGCCATGCCAAGGTCGCGCGCCTCATCCGTCGTGATAGGGCGGACATTCCCCTCCGGATCAACCCAGACGCCCGCGCCGGCCATCGCGCCCAGGAACCGCGCGTTCGCGTCCTGCGCCTTGCGCTGCGCCTGCGCGACCAGCTTTTCATGCTTCGGCTTGGCGAACTTGAGCGCGTTCACTTTGCGCGGGCTGTCCCCCGGCTCGTACTCCCGCCCCTCTATCAGCGCGGCGAGCGCGAGGCTGTTCTCGGCTTCCTGCGCGCCCGCGCGGATGCGCCCGGCCTCCTCGGCCACGGCGCCCAGCAGCCTGCCGCCCGCGCCGTACGCCTTCGCGGCGTCCTCGGCGATCGCGGCGAGCCGCTCGCGCTTGTCGAGGTCGGGCTCGGCGCGGGCGTGCCCGAGCATGCCGTCGAGCCGTTTGCCGACCGCCGACTCCAGCGCCGCGAGCGCGTCGGCCTTGGCCGCGGGCGGCAGCATCTCCGCCACGCCCCGGGCGGCGGAAATACGCTCGGCGGCCCGCGCCTCGTCCTCGGCCGCGCCCGCCGATTTGACGAGGGTCAGCGCGCGCGTATGGTTGAGCCTGTCCATCGCCTCGGCGCGCGCCGCGCGGTAGAGCGCCGCGCCGTCATCACTCGTGAACCGCAGTTTCTCCGGGTCGGTCTCGCCGGGGTTGGCCAGGAAGCGCCCGGCCTTGAGGCGGGCGGCGGCGTGGGCGGCGTCGGCGGCGGCGCCCTCGAAGAGCCCGTCGTCGTGCGCGTACAGCGAGGCGTTGCGCGCGCCGGTCGCGAGCGACGCCTCGGCGGCGGTGCGGCGGCGGGTCTCGGCCGACGCCAGGTCCTTCTGGGCGGCGAGCGAGAAGATGCGGTTGGTCTCCAGCATCAAACGGCGGTCGGCGCGGCGGCGCACCTCGGCGGAAGCCTTCATGTAGGGGCCGTCGGGGTCGTCGCGCCAGGCGGCCCACGTCTCGCGCATCGCGTCGACGGCGCTGCCTTCGTCCTCGCCCCAGTCGCGGACGCCGCGCACGGGCTCCGCCTCCGGCGTGCCGCCGGGGCGGCCCTCCCATGCCCCGGCCTGGGCCATGCGCCACGAGTCGACCAGCGCGGTTTCCTCCTCCTGGACCTTGCGCTCTCTCACACGCATGGCCACGTCGGCGATTCCCGCCGCCGCGCGCCCGGCGTCCGCGATCCCGCGAGCGAGCGCCTGCCGCCCGCGAGCGAGCGGCGCGTCCGAGACGCTCATGACGCGCGGAAGCTGCGCGCCGTCCCAATCATCCAGCCTGACCATCGGCACCTTCGGCATGTCCTTATCCCTCCAATCCTTAAGCGTACGCGAGCAGCGAGCCGCCGCCGTGCGTGCCCGCCGCCCCGGCGTAGTTGGCGGAAATCTGGCCGCCGCCGCCGCCCCCGCCGCCGCCGGAGGCCCCGTAGCCCTGCGCGGCGTAGCCCGCCGCCTGCGACAGCCCGGAGAGCCCCGCGCCCCACATCTCCATCGTCGCGCCGCGCCGCGCCATGCGCCCCTGCGCGGCGAGCATCGAGGCGTTGGCGTTGAAGCCCCACGCCGCGTACATCGCCTGCGTGCGCAATTCTTCCGCGCGCCACGCGGTCTCGGCCGCCATGTCCTGCTCCCAGACGTTCGGCGCGCTCTCCGGGTCGCCGTCCAGCAGCATGCCGTGCGCGGCGAACTCGGTCATGCCCGCCGCGACCTCCAGCCGCCGCTGCTGCCGCAGGCGTCCCGCCTGGATCTCGGCGTTCTTCTGGGCCAGGCCCGCGCGCTGGCGGTCGAGGCCCGCCTGGTAGTCCATCATGTCTTTCTGGAACTTCCCCTGCTCGCGCGCGGCGTGGATGGACACGCCCGTGCCGGCGAGTTGCAGGCCGCCGGCAACGGCGAAAAGAGCGACTGGGTTACACATGGGCATCCTCCCTCTGGATGACGAAGAGTGAAAACAGGCCGCCGGTCCACGGCGACACGAACGCGCCCTGCGCGGAGAACCACGCGCCGAGCCACTCCAGCCAGGCGCGCTGGCGGCCGCCGGCGGCGGGGGCGTGGTTGTAGAAGCTCTCGGTCTCGGGGAACGCCTCCAGGATGACGCGCAGGCAGCGGCGCGACCAGCGGGCGAACGCCAGCGGGCGGCGCCGCGCCCCGTCCGCCGCGAGCATCCAGATCCGCGCCGACCGCGCGGTGGCGGAATCCGGGACGGCGCCGAAGAGCGCGAGCGGCCGCGGCCCGTCCATGACCGCCCACGCCGCGCCGCCGCGCCGGGCGGCCGCTTCGATCTCGCGCCCGAGGTGCGCGGCGAGCCCTCCGCGCGGCACGCCGGCCGCGCCCAGCACCTCCAGCGCGTCCGCGCGGCGCATGCGGGCCGCGAAGCCCGCGAGGAAACGCGGGTCTGGCCGCCCGACCTCCGATATGCGCGGTCCCGCCCGCATCAGCGCCCCCCCTCGAACTCGATGTCCACGGCCACGCCCAGAATCTCCGCGCGGCCGGGGCCGCGCCCCTCCAGCCGCACGCGGCCGTCCCAGTCCCATCCGCCGCGCACCGGCAGCTTGATGTCGTGCGCCGCGTCCGGGGACGGCGAGCCCTCGACCGGATCGAGCGGCATGCCCGGCGCGCCCGCGAGGAATCCGCCCGTGGCCAGCGTGCGCACGGTGGCCTGCACCGCGCGGCGGCGGAGCCCGTGCGCCGCGCGGTCCGGGGACTCCGGCCGCAGCGTCTCCAGCGCCCAGCCGACGGGCATGCCCCACTCGTACAGGCCCGGCCCCTCGAAATAAACCGTCCCGTCCAGTGCCTCGTGCCACCCGCCGCCGTCCCTGCGCCACACCGCGCCGCGGGCGAGCCGCACGGGGAGCGACGCGCCCGCGGCGAGCTGCGCCGACTGCCGCCAGTCCAGCCGGCCGCCGCGCCCGGCCCCCTCGCGGGCGAAGCGCAGCGCCCAGACGTGCGCGCCCCGGCGGCAGACGAGGCAGACGGCGGACGTCGGCTCGTCTCCCGCGCGCTCCGGCGCGAGGACCGAGCCCGGCGCGACGATGTCGAGGACCTCGAACGGCTCGCCGTCCGGATGCCGGATCTCGTGGCGCGCCCAGCCGAAGACCTCGTGCTCCGGGAGATAGGTGAAGGAGAGCAGCGTCCCGTCGTCCAGCAGGCACCACAGCACGCCGTCGGGGTGCGGCTGCCACGCGGAGGCGCGGACGCGCGAGGCGCGCGCCAGGTGGCGCGAGAGCACGCTGCGGTCGACGGTCAGGTCCGCGTCGTCGGCGAACGAGTAGCGCATCTCCAGCAGCGTCGCGTCGTCGTCGGCGACGAACAGCACCGCCGATCCGGTGTCGAGCGGCGCGGCGCGCCCCGCGCCCGCCGGGTTCACCTTCTCCGCGACGCAGGTGCGCGCGCAGAACCCCTCGCCGTTGCTGTGGACGGCGTACACGCCGTCCTCCGTCAGGAGCAGCAGGCGCCGCCCGGAGACGAGGTGGCGGACCGCGCTCGCGCGCACCGCCGGGAGCGTCGCCTTGAAGGCGTCCATGTCGTCGGCCGGCCGGTCGGCCTTCCACGTGTAGAGGTCCGCCAGCCGCGAGAACCAGAGCGACCACGGCGCGCCCGCGTTGCCCGCGTACACCTGCCGCTGCTGGTAGAAGCCGACGATGCCGTAGCCGCCCGCGTCGTCGCCGTCGCGGATGTCGCGCTGCGCGCCCGCGTAGGTGTCCGGCACGATGTTGTCGTCCTGGAACATGAGCACCTTGCCGCCGGCGGTCGCGGCGGCGAGGTTCTCCTCGGTGACCTCGAAGGAGGCGATCTCGCCGTAGCCGCCGCCGTGCCGCTTGCAGAGCGTCCACGTGTGCCCGGCCGCGTCCGCCGGCACGCCCGCGCGCGGGATCCTGAAATTGACCAGGGCGCCCGCCGGCCACGAGACGCCGACCGAGACGCCGAGCCCCTCGAACAGCCGCTTGCGCCGCCCGTCCCCGTCCCGCGTCCAGAGCGCGTAATACACCTTCTTCGTGTCGCCGATCTCGCCCCATCCCTGCAGCGACGCCGTGAACGCGGCCCTGCCCACGCTGTAGGCGGGCGGCCCGGCGACCTCCTCGGGCAGCACCGTCCACGTGATCAGGGAATCGACCTTCCGGTAGACGATCCGCGCGGGGACGCGGCCCGGCGCGGAAACGAACAGGGTGTCGCCCGCCTGCACCGCGCGGATGCCCCCCGAGTCCGCGGCCGTCCAGCCGGGCGGCCAGAACGTGAACGATCCGCCGAACGTGGCCGGGCCGAACCACGGCTGCAGCATGAACCAGCGCGCCGTGCCGACGGCCAGCAGGAGCACGTAGGCCAGCGCGTTGTCGAAATAGAAGGGGACGGCGCTGAACGCGCCGTCCGATCCCGGCCAGTTCCCGACGGCCGCCGCGTCCGTGCCCGGCCGCTGCAGCGCCGAGCCGGTGCGGCGCGGGTACATGTTCAGCATGCGCGCCGCGCCCTTCTGGTACGCCGCCAGGTCCGAGCGCATGTGCAGCTCGGGGGCCAGCTCGCCCGCCGCGAAACTCTGGCGCACGGAGCGGATCACGGCGCGGCCCTCCCGCGCCGCGCGGCGGCGTAGCGGTTGTCCTCGCCGTGACGCCGCGTCAGGTCGGCCGCCCCGGCGCGCGCCCGCGCCAGCGCGGCGTCCGCCCGGGCGCGCGCGTCGGCGGCGGTTCCGCGCTGCCCGGTGAGCGCGTAGGCGATCAGCGCGGCCAGCTCGGCGGCCACCGCCCCGCGCACGCCCGGCGGCCAGCCGTCCGGGTGCTCGTAATCGGCGATGTAGCGGAAGCGCGCGCGCGGGATCGCGAGCAGCAGCGAGCCGCGGTCGGCGGCCGCGATGTCCGCCGGGCCGCCGTCCGGCGCCAGCGCCTCCAGGCGCAGCGCCTGCCCGCAGGCGGGCGCGGGGTAGCGGAAATACGCGCCGTCCGGCGCGCCGTCCGTCTCCGGCGTGACGCGCGCGAGGCCCGGCCACCACGCCGCGCCGAGCACGGACTGCCGCGCCTGATCGAGCCAGACCCGGCAGAGCGACGCCTCCTTGCCCGGCTCGTCCAGGCCCGCGACCGTCCGCTCGTGCCCGAGCGCGGAAAGCGCCATGTTGCAGATGTCTATCGCCGTCACGCCGCCCCTCCCTCTACTTCGCGTCCAGCGTGTATCCGTCCGCCGTGACCCGGACCGGCAGCGGCGCGGTCTGGCCCGTGTAGCCGCGCGACCTGAGCGCCGCCCACATCGCCGTCCTGTTGGTGGCCTGGTCGATGTCGATGATTTTCACGTCCGGGTGCGCGGCGGCGTATGCCCGGCAGCGTCCGCACGCAGGACGTCCGTAGACGCCCGCGCCGTTTTCACCCGGAGCGCCGTCGTAGCCCTCCGTCGAATAGGCCACCGCAGACGCGGGCGCGGCGGTCTCGGCGGGCGCGGCGGCGCCTTGCGCACCGCCGCCGTAAGCGGGCAGCGCGGGACACTGCCGGGCGGCCAGCGCCTCGAACGCGAACGGCGCCAGCGCCGCGACCGCCTGGCTGAGCGCGGCGACCGTAGCCGTCGAGTCCTGCTTGCCGGACGCGTCCTTCAAGAGCGATCCTTCCGGCCCGGCGTCGAAGCCCTGCGCGAGCGCCTCCGACTGCGTGCCGGTCGAGAGCACGGACACGTTCGCGTCGACCGAGCCGTCCGGGTTCCGTTTCCATGCCGATTTGACCTTGGTGACGCAGCCCGCCGCGAGGCACGCGGCGGCGAGCAGTGCGAATGTGAGCTGTTTCATGGTGTCTCCTCCGTTTGTTGTTGTTCCTCTGTCCTCGGCGCGCGCGGTTCGCGCGGCCGCCTCGGTTCGCGCGGCTGCCTCGGCGCGCGCGGTTCGCGCGGCCTGCGCGGCTTACGCGCCGCCGCCATCGTCCGCCTCCCTCTCCGTCGCGGGCCGCGCGTACGCGGCGGTCAGGCCGGCCCCGGCCAGCCCCGCCTGGATGTGCCGGCCGGACTGCCCGGCGGCCCAGTTGGCCAGCAGCCTCTCGCGCGCGTCCATGACCGCCGAGCGCATGGCGCAGACCTCGAACTCCGTGACCGTGCGGTCGGCGAGCACGTCCGCGAACAGCTCGGCCAGCTCGGACAGGTGCTCCGCGCTCTTGCGCGCCTTCTCCACGTTGCCCTCGTCGAGCCGCCGCACGGCCGCGTCCAGCAGCGCCGCGACGATCCGTTCCACCGGCAGCGCCGAAAGCGCGGCCAGCGCGATCCTGATGATGAACCGCCATACCGTGTTCATTGCCTCTCCTACCCTCCTTTTTTGAAAATCATCGCGATCACCTGGACGACAACCGCCGTGCAGGTGATGCCGACCAGCCAGCAGAGCGCGCGGATCGCCTGGTCCTGGACCGCCATGCGCTCCGTCAGCGACGCCGAGCCGTTGCCCCGCCAAACCTTGTTGTTCAAGCTGCCGACCTCTCTTTCCAGCGCCCCGATCCGCGCCTCCTGCGTGCAGTCGCGGCAATAGTCGCCCTCCGCCATACGCCCTCGCCTCCCCCGCCGCCCTCACGGCCGCGCGTACCTCACGATGACGATGCCGCTCCCGCCGTCGCCGCCGCGGAGGTCGGCGGAAAAATGTCCCCCTGCGCCCCCGCCACCGCCGCCGGTGTTCGCCGCGGCATGTCCGCCGTCGGCATTTAAGCCCTGAACGCCCGCGTGGGGCGAATTGTATCCACCGCCGCCTGAATACCAAATCGCGGTGCCTGTGAAATTAAAAAGCCTTCCGCCGCCGGCAGTTTGGGGTGCGCCTGCGCTCCCGGCGCCGCCACCGCCGCCGGGACCACGGTTTCCGTCTTTTTCCGCAGCCCCTCCATCGTGGCCCTGCCCGGAAACGCCGGGCGCGCCTTCTCCAGATACCCCGCTTTTGTTTCCGCAGCCCCCGCCGCTGCCGCCGGAAACAGCGGCGGCAAAAGCGCCGCCGCCTCCGCCGCCGCCAAGACAAACTATGGTGCCCAAAGCAGAGTTGCCGCCGCTATCTCCCACCGCATATCCTCCGCTATTACCAACGCCGCCGTTTCCGATATACACTGATAGCAAACCAGATGTTAAGTTGGTGGTGCCAGTCAACAACCCGCCGCCTCCGCCGCCGCCTCCGTGAGAGTTGAATCCGTCAGATGAGCCGCGGCCGCCTCCCCCGCCGCCGCCCGCGACGACCAGGTATTCGACCGCGCCGCTCCCCGTGACGGCGAGGTCGTGCGCGCCGGGCTCCGCGAAGATGTGCGCGGTGAAGTTCGTGCCGTTCTCGACGTAGTTCGTCACCGTCCCGCCCGACAGCGAAAACGGCGCTTCCGCCGCGCCCCACGCGGCCACCCTGTCCGCGCCGCCGCCCGTCCAGCGCAGCCCGCCCGGCCTGCCGAGCACGACGTCCGCGGCCGCGCCAGCCGCGAGCGCGATCCCAAGCACAGAAGCAATGACCGCGAGTTTCTTCATTCGCCCGCCTCCAGCAGAATCCAGTAGTTGGTGCCCGACAGAGAGAAAAACACGCCGTTGGTGCCGTTGAGCGCGCCGGACGCCAGCGCGGTCCCGCTGGCGCCCATGCGGACCGCGCCCGCGTGCAGCGCGGGGCGGACGACCGGGACAAAATCGTTGGGGGCCGGGAGCGCCGCGCCCCAGCCGGCCGCCTGCGGATCGGGGACGGTCGCAACGAGAGTGCCGGGCGCAGCGCCGAACGCCGCGTCCATCTGCGGCGGGCGCCCGCGAAAGATGACATTGGTGAGCGCGAAGCAGTCATAGAATGCGTCGGCGCCGATCTGCGCGACACTGTCCGGGACGGTGATCTCGGTTAGGCCGGTGGACGCGAACGAACCGGCGGCCAGCGTCACGATGCTTCTGGGCAGCGTGACGGACGACAGCAGCGATGAAGCTCCGAATGCGGCGCCGCCGATCGCGCGCACCGCGACGCCGCCTATCTCCCACGGGACCACCACGTTCTCCCGCCCCGCCTCGTAGGAGAACGCGGTAATCGAGCCTGCTCCCGCGTTGAATTCAAACCACTCCGCCGGGCTCTCGATGATGCACGGGGCTCCGTAGTGGTAGAGGCGGAGCGCAGCCAAATCCCGCTCGCTCGTGATCGCGCCGACATCGGCCGCCGTGGTCCCGTGCGGGTTGCGCTGCGCCGCGTGCGCGCCGGCCGCCTGCGCGAGCGCGTTGGACGCCGCCGCCACCTGCTGCGTGGTGGCCATGCCCGCCGCGGCCGCCGCCACCGCCGGGGGCACCCGCGCCGCCACGTCCGCCGCCACGTCCGCCTGCCAGTCGCCCCACAGCGGCACCGCGACCGTCTCGGACGTGTAGTTCGTGGTCACGGCGTAGGTGCCGCGCGCGAGCCCCCACCCGCCGGCCGTGCGGACCGGCACCAGGATGCTGTCCCCCAGCGCGGCGGGCGGGCAGTGCCACGGCACGAAGCTGTTCGCCGGTTCGAGCGGCGCGCCCGCAGGGTGCGCCGCCGCAAGCCACGTCGCGCCGCCGTCCGCCGAGATGTGCGTCGTGTTGGTCGTCTGCGCGACCAGGCAGCGGTCGAGCGCCGTGACGGTGTAGGGCGCGTAAGACGGCGGCAGCGCCGTCAGGCCGAAGGTCGCGCCGCCGTCCGCCGACGCATGCACCGCGCCGTGCTCGTACTGGACATGGAGCAGCCCGCCGGCGGCCTGTATGCGGCGGATGGGCGGGACGTGGCTCAACACCTGTTGCCATTCCGGAGACTTTTGAGTTATCTGCGGCGTCTTTTCCAGCCATGCCGAGCCTGCCGAGTTATAGGCACGATAGACCGCACCGCCGTCGGTCGCGAACAGGTTGGGGTAGCACCCCGGCTGAAACTGGTGGTCGGGGTCGAACCACTGCGAAGGATCGGCGGCGTCAGCGTAATAGACGAAGCGGTCGCCGGGGACCGTATAAAGATGCGCGTCTGTGCGCATGTACCCCAGCAAATCCTGGCCGCTGCCGGGCGGTTCAAGGTTCGTCCATGTGGCGCCGCCGTCCTGCGACAGGCGCGCGACGGAATACTGATGGCCGTCCAACAGGCCATGCTTCGCGCCCAGGAAGACCGCGTTCGAGACCGGCATCATGATGTGCATGTAGGCGTCCGCCGCCAGCGCCGTCCACGCCGCGCCGTCGGCCGACCTGAAGAGCGATGGCTGCCCGGGCGGCGCGGCCACGCTGGCCAGGAACCCGCCGGGGCCGGCGGCGACGGCGGGCGGAAAATTGGTCGCGCGCCACCCGTCCGAGCCGGGCGGGTCGGCGGCCGTCCACGTGATGTTCGTCACCGGCGGATGCCGCGTCAGCGTCGTCACGGCGATGTTGGTGGGCGTGAGCCACGCCCAGCGCAGCTCCGTGTCCGGCTGGTAGAGCCGCACGGTCGCGCTCGTCTGCTGCACGAGCGCGTCGTACTGCGCCCAGCCGTTGGTGAGCGAGAGTATCCGCGCCGTGAGCGCGGCGTTGGTGGCGTTCATGGCGGCGATCATGTCCAGCGCGCCCAGCAGCGCCGCCGCGTTGGTCGCGTTGAGCGCGTGGACCGCGGCCGCGTTGGTGGCGTTGAGCGCGTCCAGCATGGCCTGCGTCAGCTGCAGCGCCGAGGTGTTGGTCACAACCATCGTGTCGCCGGGGAGCGACCCCAGCCGCGCGGTCTGCGCGCCAGCCGCGAGCGCGAGCGCGGCCGCGAGGACAAAGCATGCGATGCGGATATTCTTCATGTCACTCTCCTTTCAGGATCTCGAGGATGCGGTTCACGGCCGCCGCGGCCTGGTCGAGCGTCGCCGCGCCCGGCGGCGGCAGGGGCGGCACGCCCGCGAACGCCTGCCCGAGCGCCTCCAGCGCGGCCTCGCGCGGGATGAACGCCGGGTCGAGCGTCCCGTCCGCGCGGGCCGCCACGATGCGGTTCGCCGCGTCCGGCCCGCCCGCCGCCGCCGCCGCGCGGACCGCGAGCCGCCTGCTGGCGGCGTCCCAGACCAGATACCCCAGCAGCGCGGACGCGCCGGCCTGCACGGCCAGCCGCCCGGTGGACAGGAGCAGCGTGTCCGCGTCCTGCGCGAGCCCGGCGCAGCAGGCGATGTCCGCGGGCGCCGGGGCCAGCGCCTGCCCCGACTGCGGCAGCCAGTACGTCGCGCCCGCCGTCAGCCCCCAGCCGGGGATGCGCACGCTGCCCCAGCGCACCACGCGCACGGTCCCGCCCGCCCCGGCGTGATCGCGGGCGATGCCCAGGAAGCGCGCGTGGTCGCCCGCCGCGCACGGATGCGCCAGGCCGCCCGCGAGCATGACCGGGCAGCCCGCAGCGATCCCGGCCGCCGCCTCGGCCTCCAGCGGCCCGCCGGAGGCGGGGCCGCCGTCCGCGCCCTCGACGGACGCGCACGAGTCGATGACGGTCAGGCAGCCCGCGCCCAGCAGGTTGCCATCCGCGTCCTTGACGCGCGCGACAAACTCCTGGCACATGTGCGCCGGATGCGCGGCGAACCACGCGGCGAGCGCGGGCGCGCGGGTGTCGGTCTCGCACCGGCCGCCCGCGACGGCCCACTCGGCCAGCGCGGTGTCGCAGCCCTGGTCGTGCAGGCAGAGCGTGCCCTCCGCCAGGGCCGCGCCCGCGCCGTCGGCCACCCCGACGGTCTCGACGCTCGACAGCCCGAGCGCGCCGTCGATGTCGAGCCGTTTCCGGTTCTTGTCGTATTTGACCTCGATCATGTGTGCGGTCCCTTCCCGCGCGGCCGCGCGCCGCGCCTCCCGTCACTTGTTCTTTCGTTGCTGTTGTTTCGCGGGCGGCTCCCTGTCCGCGCCCGGGTCATCGTCCGGCCCGCCTGACGCGCCGTCAGGCCCGTCCGCGTCCGTGAGCGCGGGCGGCTCCCTGCCGCCGCCGGGCGGCGCGAACGCGCGGTCGCAGAGGTCCGCGAGCGCGTCGCCGTGGATGTCGTCCACGCCCGGCACGCCCGCCGCGCGCAGCTTGGCCCGCGCCTGCTCTTCCGTCAGGCCGTTGCGCAGCGCCGGCGGCGCGTCCGCGCCCGTCTGCGCCGCATGGCCCCCGGTGCAGTCAAAGTGGGCTTCGAGCGCCTGCCGGTCGTACGCGCCCAGCGATCCGGGCGGCGGCACCGGCACCAGTTCGCCGGGGCGTCGCGCGACGCCCAGGAGGAACGTGCGCTGGTGCCCCGGTTTGAGTGTGTAGTACGTTGTCGCCATACGCCGCACCCCCTTACAGGCCCTTGTCCAGCGAGGGCGTGATGCCCGCGTGGACCTTGCCCGCGCCGGTGAACGTGCCGGACGCGGTGTAGCTCAGGCGCACATAGCGCTTGAGGCCGCCCGGCAGCGGCGTCGGCGGCACGATCCAGCCGTTGGCGTTGATGGCCGCCAAGGCCGCGGCAGGGTACGTGACGAGCGTCGTCCACGTGCTGTTGTCGGCGCTCGTCTGGAGCGCGGCCGTCAGGCTCGTGCCGTCCGCGACGGCCCCGCCCTCGACCTTCGCGAACAGGTTGAGTTTGCGCGAGAGGTCGTCGCCGCAGTCCTTGAGGTCGACCGCGGTGCTGTTTCCGGTCGCCAGGTCGGCCCCCTTGGAGAACATGAGGAGATCATCCAGAATCATGTCTTGTCGTTCCTTTCTTGTTGCGTTCGGGTTACGAGACCGCCGGGACGGCCGCCTCGTTGGTCTCCAGGCAGTCCAGCTTCCGCACGGGGATGCCGTCGAAATGCAGGATCTCCTGGCCGGCCACGTCCTTGAAGGTGAAGCTGGTCGCCAGCACCTGGCGGCGCGTCTTGACCACGAGCCACTCGTAGACGCTCTCGGGCATGTAGAAGACCGGCTTGAGGCCGTTCAGGCGGCAGCGGGTCTTGAGCTTCAGCATGTCCTCGCCGATGTCCTTGTCCAGCGTCGCGAGGTTGTTGCTCTCGACGTTGCAGATGCGGCCGCAGCAGCGGAAGTCCTTGACCGTGAGGCCGACGCGCCACTTGAAGAACTGCTCCTTGACCTTGAGGCGGCTCACGCCGTCCGTCAGCGTGATGGTGGCGTCCTCGACCGGCCCGCGCTCCAGGCCGCCCTTCGACCCGCGCGGATAGGTGAGGTACGCGCCGCGGCGCCCCCAGCCGAGCAGCCAGATCGAGCGCAGCGCCGAGTTGCTCGGCGTGCTGGAGCGCACCGACGACTGGATGCAGTAGTAGGTCGAAAGCTTGCGGTCGGTGCCGCCGTACCGGTCGTACACCGGCGCGAGGCCGTTGAATTTCTTTGCGTTGACCTTGACGTTGCCGTAGAAGACCGCGTCCGCCACCTCCTGGCCCATCGCCTCGGCGTGGCTGAACGCCTCGTCCAGCATCTCCTCCGCGCCGTTGGGGCTGTCGTCGATCAGGTCCTTGTCCACCTGGATCAGCGACTTGAGCGTCCCGATCGAGTTGCTGACCTGCTTCTTGCTGCCTTTCGACGGCTGCGTGCCCTCGTAGTACGCCGTCCACGTCGCGTCGGGGAGCCCGGTGCGGATCGTGGTCCGGTCGTTGTCCGTGCCGTTGGCCTCCTTGACCACGGCGTCGCTGAGCAGGTCGGCGTTCGCCTCCAGGACCAGCTCGACGATGTCTCTGTCAAAACTCCCGTCCGCCTTGAGCCCGTTGTAAAGGTCCCGCAGCGTCGGATTGCGTGTCGCACTTGGCATGTGTACCTCCTTGGTTGCCTACCCCGGCGGAAAGCGCCGGGGAAATCGTTGCTTACTTCTTGCGGACGCTGGCGCCGTACATGCGCTCGGCCAGCGGGCGCTCCTCGCGGTCGCCGCCCGCGTCCTCGCCGATCGTCGCCCTGTCGCGCGCGAGCCCGCGCCCGACCCGCGCCAGCGCCTCGATGATGTCGGGGTCGCTGCCGAACGCCTCGACCGACGCGAGCCTCACGAAGAGCGCCTTGCCGAAGACGTGCTCGCCGCCGCGACGCGCCTCGGCCGCGAAGCGCTTGAGGTCGCCGCCGAAGCGCTCCGCGCACGCGGCGTGCATCTGGTCGAGCACCGCGCGGTCGGCGTCCTGCGCGGCCTTGAACTGCGCCGCGACGTGCCGCGCGTACGCGCCCACGATCTCGTTCGCCGCCGCGCCGCCGATCTTGTGCTTGAGGAAGTACGGCGCGACCGCCTTGACCGCGTCCGCGTCCCATGCCGGGGCCGTCTCTCCGTCGCCGCCGCCCAGGTCCGCCGGCTTGACCGCCGCCAGGAACGCCTCGACCTCCTCCGGCTTCGCGTCCGGCGGTTCGCCGCCGCCGCCGCCGTCATCCGCTCCGGCACCGCCCAGGATCGAGCCGCCCTTGCCGTCGCCGCCCTTGCCGCCGCCGCTCTTGCCGCCATCCGCTCCGGCACCGCCCAGAATCGAGCCGCCGCCCTGATTGCCCGCGCCCGGCTGGCCGCCGTCACCGCCCTCGTCGCCGCCGCCTGCCGCGCCCGCGCCGCCGACGTCGCCGGCCTTGTCCATCAGCGCCCATCCCATGAGTTTTTTCATCGCCTGTCACCCTTCCTCTGTTGTTCGTCCAGTTGCGCGCGGCGGGCGTCGAGCTCCTCGTTCCACTTCCGCACGCGCTCGTTGTTCTCCTGCATCGCCAGGCCGACCAGCGGCTGCGCGGCGCGGTTGCAGAACCCCAGCAGGTCCGCGCCCGCGTCGCGCCGCCCGGACGCGTAGGCCAGGCGCACCGCGTCGCCGTCCGCGCACCCCAGCCGCGACCAGACGCCGCCCTTGGCGAGCAGGCTCATCAGGACGCGCCGCCCCGCCGCCGTGCCGAGCACGGCCTTGACGTCGTCTGCCATCTGCGCGTCGCGTTCGCGCGCCTGTCTTTCAAACACTTCCTGCATCAGATCATCCCTCCGTTTGTCTGCCCGGCCGCGCCGACCAGCGCCTCCAGCGCGCTCGCGCCGCCCGCAGGCGTCTCGGCCAGCGTCTTCAGCGCGTCCGCGTAGCCCGGCGCCTGCCGCCCCGCCTCGGCCGCGGCCGCCGCCTCCACCTGGGCGCGCTGCGCCTCGGCGCGTCCCGCGCGGATCTTCTCCACGTCCCTGTCGCTGCGGATGCAGGAGCCCGGCACGGCCAGCGCCTGGGCGGCCTCGTCCAGCATCTGGTCGGCGTCGATCTTGTCGGCGCTCTCCGGCGAAAGCTGCAGGATGCCGCCCGCGAACTGCGAGAACCGCATGATGCCGCCGAGCCGCGCCTCCTCCTGCTGGCGCATGTGCAATGTCGAAACATACTCGGCCTGGAACTCCTCGCCCTGCATGCCCTCGGGCGGCTCCGGCACGAGCCCGTTCTCCGCCATGACCGCGAACACCGCGTCGATCAGAGGGTCGAAAAGGCCGTGGTTCAAGTTCGTGAGCACCGGCCCCAGCAGTGAAATCTTCTCCCCGCTCATCTCCTCGACCTGCCGCGCCGTCATCTGCACGTTGGACGTGTTCGCAACGTTCAGGACCGCGTTGAAAAGGTCCGCGTAGAAGACGCGCCGCAGCCGCGCCTCGACCTGCGCGATCTTGTGCTCGACCGCCTGCACGTCCGGCGCGGCGGCGACCAAGGGCTGGATCACCGGCGCGCCGCCGCCGAGACGCTCGGCGTAGTACGTGACGCCGCCGGGGAAGGTGTTGATCGGCCGCCCCTCCATCGAGTCCGGCGCGGCCAGCGGCGGATCGACGCGCTGCGCGATAGCCTTGAGCGAGTCGAGTTCCAGCCGGTACAGCTCGCGCACGTCCGGCAGCCCGATCCGGCCGGGACCCGACGCATAAAACCCCTCCAGGATGTCCCATCGCGGGCACAGGATCGGGTTGTACCCGTAGCCCCGGATGTCGACGATGCCCGCCGAGTCCCCCGCCGCGTCCTTCGGCCGCGCGTCGCTCCACCAGATGGACGAGAACGCCATGCGCCCGTCCAGCCCCGGCGTGCGCTCCTCGTCGCGCGGCGAGATCAGGTTCCACAGGATCACGCGCTGCTCGTCGCGCCCCTCCCTGCAGGCGCGGACCGCCGCCTCGGGCGCGCGCTTCTCGCCGAACTCGGCCAGCGCCTCGCGCGCGGTCATGGCCACGCGGCGCATGAGCACGTCAATTCTGCTTCTGCGCGTGCTCGCCCCCCACCACGCGCCGGTGTCGATCACGGAAAGGTCAAGGATGTCGTCGGGATGGCCGCCGGACACCACGCCCGCGCCCGCGCCGAACAGGATGCAGTGCAGGAAAAGCTGGCCGATGCCGCTGTAGGCGTTGCTCTGGTCGAGCAGCGCGGACATGTCGCGCGTGACGTGATCCAGCCACATCGTCCACGCGGGATTCTCGGTCTGCGCCCGGTCCTGCCCCTTGACGCGCAGCCTGAACCACTGGCGGCTCTCGTTGGCCGTGCCGCTCTTCATCGCCGCCGCCATCCGCCTGAGTTCCGTGCGCGGCACGGAGGTCAGCAGCGTCCTGTCGCGCGGGTCGGCGGACCGCCGCTCGGCGTCCTCGCCCTCGTCGAGGAGCGCGCGCCCGAGGTCCGGCTCGTAGTGCTCGGCCAGCTCGCGCCACAGCGCCTCGTGCGGCTCGCGCGCGGCCCTGAGCGCCTTCTGCCGCCGGTCGAGCCATCCGCGCAGCTCGCGCAGGTCGGTGTCTGGGAAGAGCGTCTTCACGGTTTGTTCAGCCTCCGATCGTCGCCTGCGGCTGCGGCTGCGCGGCGCCGGTGCCGCCGAACCGCGTGAATGTGGACGCGAGGCCCCGGCGCAGCGCCGCGTCGCGCGCGGCGGCGTCCGAAGCCTCGGCGGATCTCGCCGCGGCGTGCTTCATCGGTTCCTGCGGAGCGGGCGCCTTGGGTACTTTGGGCGAGCTGCTGCACATGTCTTCCGGCCTCCTTTTCGGGGCGCCCGCCGCGCCTCTCGCGGCATATTTGCGCCCCCGCCATTTTTGTATCAAAAGCGCCGGAAAAAAGCTATATGCCCGTTTTGGTTCTTTTACGCCCGTTTCGGTCTGTTTTGGCCTGTTTGGAAAATATTTTTTGCCGGCCTTCATTTTGCCTGCGGAAACACCCGCCTGAAACCCTGAAACCCTGAAACCAGAAACCCTGAAACCAGAAACCAGAAACTAGGCGTAGGGGTTCCATTCCGAGTTGCTGCGCGCGGGCTCCCGCTCTTCCTCGCGCGCGGACGGGAAGCGCATTTCCGCCTTGACATTCGGGTGCTGGATGTTCGCCAGGCAGTCCAGCATGTCGTCGTGACTGACCACCGGATACGTCGCGTATTCCTGAGTGATGAGATCCTGCACCAGGTCGCGCGTCTCGCCCCCGGCCGTCGCGAAGAGCAGGCGGCGCGGCAGCCAGATCCGCGCGGCGGCGAAGAGCGGCACAAGCCAGCCGATGCGGTCCTGCTTGGGCACCGACTGGGGGAAGTCCGCGATGCGGAAGCGGTAGCCCTCCACCTCCTGCATCTGCCGGACGTGCTCCGCATCGGTCATCGCCCCGACCTGCTCCCACCACACCGCGATCGGCCGCCACTTGCGGTGCAGGTCGAAGAGCGCGCGCGTCCGCTCGGCCAGGTTCATGCGGTCGCGCAGGCCGTCCAGGATATAGTAGTTCTGGTCTGCGGCAAGCCCGACCACCCACATGGTCGTAAAGTCGCTCTTCTTGCGCTTGCTGTTCGCGCTGTCGATCAGGATGTGGACGTTGAGCCGCCGGCGCTCCGGCGCCCTGTCGTAGTACATGAGCCAGCGGTCGTCGAAGAGCCGCACGCCCTCGCCGGTCGGCTCCTGCATCATCTGCGCGGCGAAGTTCCTTGGACCCAGGGTGCGGCGCTTCTCGGCGAGCGCCTCCGGCGAGAGCAGGAGCGGCCGTCCGTCCGCGTCCACGCATATCCGCCGCCGCTCCGTGACGATGCCGTCCTTGATGATTTCGCCGTAGGTGTCGTGCGGGTGGTAGCGCGTGCCGATCACCCAGACGCGCTGGCCGTCGCCGGTGCCGAGCGCGTCGGACAGGCGGTAGGCGTGGGTCGTCTTGGCGATCTGGTCCGGCGTGCCGACGCTGTCCTCCGTCACCACGTCGTCGTACACGCGCAGCTTGAAGTGCATGCCGGTCGGCATGCCGTCAACGAGCCCCGACCCCATCACCGTCGGCTCCTTGGCGAGCATCTCGCGCTTGACGAAAAGCCCCTTCTGGAGACTCCAGTTCTCGCGCGGCGGCTTCTCGTGCAGGATGCCGGAGAAGAGCGCGTACAGGGTGGGGTTCTCGAACGCCTGCTTGATCTGCCCCACGAATTTCTGGGCGGTCTGGTTGTTGTACGAGAGAATGCAGACCGTGATCTCCGGATCGCGCAGCACCTCCTGCACGATCCCCCCGAGCGTGATGATCGTCGACTTGAAGTGGCCGCGGCTCCACAGGTCGAGGTAGCCGTCCGGCGCGGCCTCGACCTCGCGGCAGCGCGCGTAGCCCCATTCGTTGTTCAGGTAGTGCAGCCCGAGGACGCAGGTCAGCAGGAAATAGCGGTCGTTGAGGCAGAACCAGCGCACCGCATCGAGGCTCTGCTCGTCGATCACGCGCCGGTACAGCCGCAGCGTCGCGGCGCGGTCGAGCCTGTGGAGTGACGCGGCGTCAGGCATCGGCCCCGTCCCCCTCCAGGAGCTTCCGCAGGTTGTCGGCCACGGCGCCGAGCGCGCGGTCCGTCGAGCCCGCCACGCCGCCCCCGCCAGTCCCCGGCCCGACCAGCGTGTAGCCCTGCCGGTCGAGGTCGCGCGCCGCTTCCAGCGCGAGGTGTTTGTTTTTTGTATCCTTGGTCTTGTCGATCACGTCCAACCGCAGCCTCAGCACCTTCGCGCGGATCGCGTGGGCATCCATGACGCCCTTGGCGGCCAGCTCTTGGCGCATCCACGCGCACCGCGCGGCCACGTCGGGGCGCGCCGCGAGCCGCGCGGCGTTCGCCCGCGCCGCGTCGCGCGACCTGCAGTTCGGGTACGCCTTCGCATAGGCGTCGGTCGCCGTGCAGGGGTCGCCGCCGTCGTAGCCGGTCGCGGCCGCGCAGAAGGCTTCCTGCTGCCGGTTTTTAAGAGGCTCCGACCCCCTGCTATCATTTGCTATCTGTTTTCCCTGTTTCATGCTTCTCCCTCCATTTTTGCGCCGGATCGGCGTCCGGCGCCCCCGCCGCGTCCTCCGGCAGCGGCGGGTGGCTCGTGTGCCCGTCGAATTCCATCAGCTCTGCCAGCCGCCTCAGGATCAGCTCGCGGCCGGCCTTCACGTCCTCCAGCAGCGCATCCGGCGGACGCCCCTTGGTCAGCACCGGCCGGAGCTGGCCGCGGCGCGGCCTGAAAACCACGCCCGCGTCGACGCACCGCTGGATCAGCCCGTCTACAAAACGTCCCATCCGTCGTCCTCCGCCGGGCCGGACGGCCCGGAATCCTGTTCTGCTTCTATCTCCCCCCACTCACGCTCATTATGTGGGGGTATGTGGGGAATGTGGGGGTGGAAAGGTAAAAGTTCGGGATTATTACTATTTACGGGCGACTTTGTGCGTTTGCCCCCCACATCCCCCACAACCCCCAACATCGGCTGCGTCGGCAGGCCGGCGGAGGCGTCCGCCGCGGCCGCCGGGTCGGGCAGCGGGTCGAAGCTGTAAACCGCGCTCCCCGAATGGTTTAGCTTCTCGTAGCCGCACAGGCTTTTGAGCGCGACGCTCATCCTCGACAGCGCCTTGCCGATCTTGACCGGCGTCCACGTCTCGGCGCTGAAACCCTCACATGTCTCCTGCAAATGCTGGGCCAGCTCGGCCCCCGTGCCCTTGAAGCCCTGCCCGAGCCCCTGCAGGAGGAAGCGCCCGAGCGCGTCGTTGCTGACCGCGAACAAAGCCTTGTAGCTCTCGTTCTCGCGGATCGCGCGCTCGGCCTCGGCGGCCATGCCCGCCGCGCGCCCGAGCCTGTACGCCCATTCCGCCCAGTCGGGGTGCCGCCGGTTCATCCGCTTCGGCACCGGCTCCCCGTCGGCCAGCGCCCGCCGCATGACGTGGCAGAGCCACGAGAGCCCCGCGTCGCGGCGTTCCTCGATCTCGCGCGTCAGCACGCTCTCGGCCGTGTCCCGCTCGACGCGCTGAAGGTTGACCGTGATCAGGCGGTCTCCGAGCCCCGCGTCGCTCGCGAAAGAGGGGTTGCTGCTCGTGACCACCGCCCAGCACCTGGCCTCCTGCGTCACGGTCTCCATGTCCGTGTACAGCTTCTTCTTCTCGAACGTCCCGCCGGTACTGATCACGCTGAGCGCGTCCGGCAGCCACGGGATGTGGTGGTCGGCGTTATCCAAACAGAAGAGGCCGCCCTTGTCGACGCTGGCCCAGAAATCCTTGATGTTCCCCAGCCCGTCGATGCCGGTCACGCGCGCGGGGATGCCGAGCAGCTGGAACATGGCCGTGGCGACGCGCGTCTTGCCGCTCCCCACGTCGCCCGCCAGGACCAGCAGCGGCTTCCAGCCCGTGACCCCGAACATGCCCGAAAACCACAGGCGCACCAGCATCGGCCCGCGCCCGTCCACCGTGGAAATATCACTGAATACCCGGCACGCGGCGAAGGGGTCGCGCGCCTCGCCTTCCGGCAGCAGCTCCCACGGATCGAGCGCATACCCCTGCTCGAAGACGACGCCGTCGGTGCCGTTGTCCACCATGGCCGCGCCCCCGGCCGTGATTTTTGCCATGCGCCCCTCGCCGCACGAGAGATAGATCGCGCCGCCCTCGCGGTGCCAGTACCGCCGGGGCGTGATCCCCGTCGCCGCCTCGCCGATCAGCGCCTCGTCCTCGACCGCGCTGATGAACATCCGGTAGTCGCGGAACTCGCGGCTGAACGCCGTCGCCCAGGAAAGCCAGCTCCGGAAGTAGTCCTGCGAGACGCGGTGCAGGCGCTTCTCCCTGGCGTCGAACCACATCGCCGTGCCGTGCCCGCGGTCGGCCAGGTCGTAGTAGAACCGCCCGCGCCGCCCCAGCCACGCGCAGACCTCGGCGCACATCGAGCGCTTCTTCTGCAGGCCGGATATGTCCTTGTCGGTCATGGCCGCGATCAGCCGCGCGCGCAGCCAGGCGACCGACGCGGGGTCTTCGCCGCCCCCCGCATTCCCCGCGTCTTCCGTGTTGGGGGCGGGGGGGGCGCCGGCGGCGGAAGGCTGCCCCCCGGCTGGGAGCGGCATGCCTCCGGCGGCATCCTCTTTTTGCGCGTGTGCCGCGTGTGCCGTCCGGCGCGTCTTCGCCGCATTCCTGCCGCCTTGCTTGCTGTCTGGTGAGGCTGAAGGCTCCTCCCGCGAGGGACGGCGGAAGGTGTCGGCCGGCCACGGCGGCGCCGCGTCTGCCGCCGCCTCGATCCGCGCGCGCAGATCCGCCGCGTTCTCATCCGTGACGTCCCCGGCCGCCGCCACCGCCAGCCATTCGTCCGCGTCCTTGCAGTGGAACCCCTCGATCTCCGGCAGCGTGAACGCCCGCCACGGTATCCCCCGCGCCTCGAGGCTGTCCGCGATGTCCGTCGCGTGCCGCTGCCCCTGCCACCATTCCCTTGTGCCCGGCGAGCGCTTCTTGGCCTCCGCCTCGTCCGGATCGTTGTCCGCGATGATCGTGACGCGCGCGCAGCCCTTGAGCGCGTCCGCCAATTCGCCGCGCCACGTCCCCGCGCCGTCCGCGTTGCAGGTGGCGACGAGCCCCAGCCCGCGCAGCGCGTCGACGTCCTTCTCGCCCTCGGCGATCCACACCTCGCCGCCCGCGCTCGCGGCCCGGACGACCTCCGGCAGACGGTACAGCACCTCGTCCACGCCGTTCGAGGCCCGGCCGAACAGCCAGCGCGGCGACCCGTCCGGCGCGGGCGTCAGCTGGATGAACGTCTTGGCCAGCGTCTCCGCGTCCCTGAAGCGCAGCTTGGTGAACAGGACCGAGCCGTCCGCCGCGTGGTAGTCGTATCGCTCGACGAACTCCTTGGGCCGCCCACGCAGCCGCCAGATGTCGCCCGGCCTGAGCCCCGCCAGGCTGAACGGCCGCCGCTCCTTCTCCCCGCCCTTCCGCGCCCGGCCCCCGGCGTCCCCGTCCCCGCCGTCCCTCCCGTGGGGGCCGGACCTCCGTGTCCCGCTGTCCCTCTCGTGGGGGCCGGACCTCCGTGTCCGGCCCTCCCCCATCAGGTCCGCCATCTTCAGCCCCAGCGCCGCCGCCACGCTC